TCGCTCCGTTATCAATTACTTCGTCTGCCATGAAATCCTCCGAATTTTATCTATAGTGTAACATTCATATACAGGTGTTGTCAAGACAATATGTGTATCAGATCTTTACATTCCTTTGCCCTGCCCCTCATCTCTTCGCTCTCGCTACTTTCGAGCTTGTCACGGTGGCGTTCTCTCCTGAGGGAGAAGAGTTCCGCAAGGAGGACTACTCCCTCAGTGTGCTTCAGCAACGCGATCCTGTCCTCAATTTCTAGTTCTCGCTCTTTGTTCACGCTTCACCCCTCGTTTACGCGGCACGGGCGAGGGTTCTCCTCAAACCGCACAGCCTTGATAGTTTTCTCTCCTTGCAGAATAGCCTTCATTACCCTGTGTCTCCCGTCTAAAATGTCTCCATCCTCGTCGAGAATGATTGGATACGACAAGTCTGCGTCCAACGCTGTCTTCATGTGCATTACCAACTCTCGCAGCGTAAGATTCTCGTATCTGGTATAGACGCTCATATGATCAAGTGGCACGTCCATAACCGGCAGCTTTGCTGAAAGCGCTACCAACCTAGCGACTGAGTATTCATTACACCCACTGCGGCAAACCTGTATTTCATACGCAGGATGCTCAGGAATTTTCATGATTCCTCCGCAAAGTTCTCGACATCCTTAGTGTCCAGCCACTGTGCTGTATTCGACAAAATCATCCTGACCTCGTCGGAGTAGCCAAACCGCTCCTGATTTATCTGGATGCTCTTGAAGATGTCTCCGTCGGCGTGACGGAGAGTTGCGGCTTTCCAGTCGCAGAGCATTTCGAGCAGCTCGATGAGGGTCATCTGCTCAAGCGGTGACTGCACGCATGGACCTTTAAAATGCTCAGGGTGATGAGAATTGTTGTCGTAGTGGTGGTCAAGAGCAACCTGCATCCCTTTGAGGAAGCCTTTATACTCTTCTGATCCGTAGGTGCATTCCCTCAATTTGGCTGTGTACTCCTCGAATACCTCCACTTCAGGGTGCTGCATTTTACTTTGGTCATGCCTCTCGCCACGACGTAACAACTCCCGGACGGCTGCATTTAAGAAATTACGAACTGTCTCGATGTGCCTCAATGTCTTGAACTTGTTCTCGCTCACTTCTTCTCCCCCTTGGGCTTCGCCCCTTCTTTCTTCTCGCTGACTGTAGTCAGCAGTACCTTCAGATTCTCCAATTGGTTCTTGTCCTTCGCCGACTTGGCGTTTGCCAGGTTTTGCTCGATCCTTGATAGGATCTCTCCTATAGTGGCATCGGTAGTTGCCTGAACCACCTGAGTATCTACTCGTTTTTTCTCGGCGGAGGCCGAGACATCATCGGTCTTTGCCTGGGTCAGTCCTTGCTCGATCTGCGACGCAGAAGCTGCCGCCTGTTTCAGTCCTTCGAGAATTTGTTTGGCTTCATCCTCCGGGAGAACGCGATCTACAGGTAGATCTCTAGCTTTCAGCCTATCAATCAGTAATCCATGCGTATCGAGAATCGCCCGCTCCTCCTGAGTCAGGGTCATAACGAACTGGTCAAGTGCCGCGCCTCTGACTTCCTTGGCTACCAACGACAGGTTACCTTTGGCGACGACCTGATAGTCGCCCTTCAGCTCCTCGTTCGGATTGAACTCCATGTTCCATGCAAGCATGGAAGTGAGAAGAGACGTAGTAAATTTGTCGAACGCTCTGACGGTGTCTTTCGTTACCATGTTGGCGGAGCCGGTCATCATCGACATGTTGCTGGTCGTCCGGAAGGCTTCGCCGAGCGGCTGATTCTGCATGGCGCCCATGGTGTAGGCCGGCAGATTGCTGGCTACGTCGAGTTGCTGCCTCTGCATCTCCAGGAGGCTGATAAGTTCCGGGATGTGGGACTGGGTGACGATGTCTCGCACTGCTGGGTACTGAGCCTCTGGCCCGTCGCCCTCTCTGGTGATGGTCATGAACGAGTGAATCGGGCCGATGTTCTTGCGCCCTCTTGGGAGGAGGCTCTCGTTCACCTCGTAAATTGGGCCGGCGCAGGCCGAGGCGTTGTCCATGAGCATCCTGCTCGTAGCGCAGATCGACATTTGCGAATCGCGAATCTCCTCCGGCAGTCCGACACCGGTAAGTCCGGAGTCTTCGTCCTCAGTGTAGATGAACGCATGGTACTGGTCAGACGGACGTTCGCCAAAAGCGGCTTTCTCGGCCTTGATGACTACGTCGTCAATCAGCCAGATGTCTGCGAGGATGTCCTCATCAAGCTCCTTGTCACTTACTTCGACGCCAACAGATTGGAGCGTGTGGGCGGAGACAAACAGGAGACCTCGATATACTTCGTACCTCCGGGCCTGTCTGCTGGCGAGGTTTGAAGTTTTGGCTATGTCATGTAGATCGGCCTCGTAGGCCTTGGCGGAGTAGTTCCCGTCGGCGTGATCTTTCAAGTATTCCTTGATTATCTTGGCCTCGAAGTCTGGCCGCTTGGCGAGAGCGCGGAAGTCGTGCCGCAAAAAGACCATTCGCTCGAAGAACGCTTCCTGATCGGTCCATGCTCTAGCAGACAGGTCCGGGTATCCGTCCCAAATACGAACGTACTCAGGGTATGGCCGGCGCAGAGTTTTGGTTTTGGCTACGTACTGGCCCATCTCGTCGGCTGTCCAGACTCTCTCAGCTTGCGTTCTGACCATTGGACTTCGAGCGATGCCGAAGCCATACAGGTAGCCACTGCGAACTACTTTCTTGCAGAGCTGAGGGTAGTCAATCCCCGGATCGGCCAACTGATCGGCGATCTCAGTCTCCATCTTCTCCTTGCGCTTCTCGGCGAAAGTTCGGACTTCTCGCTCAATGGCGTCGCTCGTAATCGGCGCTGCCTGTCGCTGCTCCTGTTGGGCGAGTGCGATCTCCTGTTTTTGAAGATTGTCTATGATGCCTTGCAGGGCTGTCTGCGGGATCGACGGCGAAGGAGAAACCGACAGGCCCCAGTTCTTGTCCTGCGAAGGGAACATCATCTCCATCATCTTCGCTACGCCGCCCTTGACCTTAATACGGGTATCCTCTGGATACACATGCGATCGTTCATCCGGAATGCGAGCGAGAACGTCAGGGTCATATTTACGTAGATACTGCCTGAGATTCTTCATCCACTGGACTTCAAGCAGAACCCGGTCCTTGACATGCTGGTCAAGTTTCCCCTTGACATGCGCTCCGAGCTTCTTCAGTTCTTCGTAATTTGTGAGCATTTTTAATATCCCTCCCGCTGGGCGGGCCTGTAGTGGGTTCTTGGGTTGAACGGTCCTGCGTTCGAAGTGACTCTCATGTGATCCGCAGGGTCATACTTGCCTGACAATAAATATAAGTCGCCATATTGGCCTGCTTCTGCTACATGCGACCAATTATTTTTCTCTGGGCTATCAGAAAACTCCCCAGATAACTTCCTCTTAGGGTATCTGTACTTACTCCTGAGAGCCTCGATATACGTCTTGCAGGATGGGTCTATTATCATCAGCGGCTCCCCTTCTGGATACTGACTCAGCATGTGTTCGGTTGCTTCGATCCTGACTTTTGGGTCGTTGGTAGACGCCGCCTTCACGACCGCCCCGTCCTCGTCGTAGTCGTCCTTCAGCACCTTGAACGCGGAGGACTCATCCGAATCTGCTCTGCGCTTGCCGGCAGGATCGCCGATGAATATTAGCGGGTTGTCTGGGAAGAAGTTCTTGATGATGGGGCGAAGGCGCAGCTTACTGAAACGTTTCATGCCCATATCGAACTCCACCGCCTCTCGCAGAACCTTCACCCTGCCGTCGAGCGTCATCTGCTTGAACGTGGCAGCCGGAGTAAGTCCGCAGTCGAAAGAGATTATAACTGGGAGTTCAGGGTCTGCCTTGAGGGGAACTTTCGACACATGCTTATCATGGTTGAACGTCCTGGAATATACGGGCTTACCAACCATGGAGGGGGAGTATAGGCCGTGAATGTAGGTATCGACCCACGCCTTTGTCTGCCCCTTGGCAAGATCGGTGTAGTAGTCCGGGTGCAAATGCTCAGTATTTTCCGCGTCCGGCCCTACTCCTGACGGTTGCTTGAACGTATCGCATTCCACTATGCTATTATCGTTTCCCTCTTCCTGTGGAAGATGCTCCATTAATTTGAAAGCATCGCTGTCTATTTCTGGTGGGTTAGTATCCATAATGAGGCCGTACCACACGTTCGGAACCTCTGTCGGGTTTGGGTATCGCCGTAATCGTCCTTTTATGTCTGCGAATATCGGAACAGGCAGCTCCCTAAACTCATTGACGAACGCCCCGGTAAGCTCCAGCGACAGGATACGCCCTTTGTCCTCTTGGGTGTCCAGTGGGAGAAACAATATCTTAGCGTCGACATCTCCGAACTTCAGATGGAACGTCATTTTTGTCTCCTGCCACTTCCCAAAATTCCTCATCCAAAACAGCCATGTATCAAGCGTCGTGGTATATAACTGCTTATTAGTATTCCGAATAACTGCCCACTTGGACGACCTGAGTAAGGTCTCTTTGCCGTACACATTCAGCCCAGGGTTCCACGGAGGCATCTCCACGCACCGGCGGAATATTTCGACACAGCACCCCGCAGACTTACCACTACCTATCGGCCCCATAATGGCGCGATGGAACACATTCGACCGCATAAACTTAGCCACTGTAGGCGGCGCAGTATATTTTAAATTTATCGGCGGTAAGGTATTTCCTACGTCGTATTTGCTCATCAAGTATAAAAAGGATACCAAGTAACGTTGAACTTACTGACGCCTTTTTTGGCGACGTGTATATCTATTATACAGAATCCTACGTGCGCCGCCAGTCTTTTTCCTCTCATCCACGAAGTCTGACTCTGCAAGCATCCGGCGGAGACGCAGTAAACATTCCTTTCGAAGATGTTGACATACTTGTGAACGTGGCCGGTTATCAGGATGTTGGGCTTCTCTCCGCCGGAGAATGCCTCTAATATCTTTTGGAGCCGGTAACTTAGAGCGTATGACGACGCATCTTCACCGTGCCACAACTTCAGCACCGCTCGTCCGTCAAGGGAGATATCCCCTTCGTCGTGGCCGAGAAAGTGGAAATTTTCGAGAGCTGCCTCAATGTCCTTGACAATGAGCGCCCCGTTCGACTTCAGAAACCACCTATCGTGATTTCCGTCAATCGCGTAAATGTCGGTGTCTGTCCACTGCCGGAAGCAGTCAATGGCTTCGTGCTTTTGTGCGTCGTAACCAAGGAAGTCAAGCTCGTAAATCTGCCCAGGCCTGTGGCTCATGCCCTCGGTCACATCCCCGGAGTGAGTGATAAAGTCAACTTTCTCTTTCCTGAACTCGTCGAAGGCTTGCATCAGCCTCGCCCTGGAGGAGCACATATGGCCTATGTGTGTATCCGTGATACAGCCGATCCTGATGTGTGTTCCTGAAAAGGACACAACTGGTACTTGGCCGGCGCCGGGGACGAGCCTGCCGCCTTTAGCGATCGCCTGTAACTCAGGATCGGAGAACCTTGTTGCTATCTCCTCCAGCCAGTGAGAGCGTTCTGGGATGGTTATTCCTTTCTCCTGTTTCGCCATCCGTGCATATCGATTGAAAGTTTCGTCGGACACCCCCAAGTCGGCCTTGGCCTTCTCTGGTCCATGCTCGGCTGCGTATTCGACTACCTGTGTTGCTCTGGCTATCGCTTTTTGGGCCATCTGTTACTCCTCCTGGAAGAACAACTCCGCGAACTGCTGTAACTCCTTACTCCCGGTAAAACATTTCGTGTGTCCGCACTCAGGGAAGACAACTAAATCCCATTCTAAACTGACCTTATCGATCAATCCTCTCGCCTGGGCGACCGAGGTAATGTCGTCGTCTTCTCCTGCGAAGACGAATACCGGACAGGTGATATTGCGGAGATCTACGATTCTTCCGCCTACTTCCCAAGTCCCGTCGTACAGTCGATTCCCGCAGAAATGGTTCTCAAGAGCGTCCAGGAACCACACACCGGCCAAGTCATTGGGGCTGTCATACCATCCATTTTGTTTCTCCCATTTGTCGATGTCCTTGCTCCTCCCATTCACTACGTGCGAAAGAAGGTCGAGATACCGCCCAAAAAATATCTGTTCTGGGGCTCCCATGGCGAACGCCATCCACTGCGCCATCCCCGGTTGAACGCCGTTATTTAAGCCTACGAGGAGTTTGTGTGCTGGTAGCGAGATGGTCTTACAATACTCCTCGATCCGGTTGTTGCTGCCGGAGTGGGTGTTGATCGGTGCAGCGAAAACAGCAAGACGGTTTACTTGATCCGGGTGCAGGGCAGTAAACATGGCAGAAAGCCAGCCCCCCTGACAGCAGCCGATGAGATCGACTGTTTCGACTCCGGTCTCTCCATAAATTTGGTCACAGCATTCGCCGAGGATATTCACCAACCCTGCGATACTTAGGTTCTTCGTCTCCTGAGTAGCTGACTTCAGCTCATAAGCATAGGTAGGCCGCCCTGCAGCTGCACACTTGTCGATAAGGTTTTGAGTAACGGTGCCGTCCCTGCCGGCAAAAGGGGGAACGACGAAGCATGGAGTACCTTCCCCTTCATTGAACCTGTTTAAGGAGAAGTAAGAGTCCTCGAATACCTTGGTATTGCCCCGATATTCTTGTCTCATAGCGGAGCCATTCGGTACCTGGGTCCAGTTCTTGTGTCTACGTGGACGAATGTTTTGTAGCGGATAAGCCCTAGTTGTTTAGGGTACCGACCCTCGACAAACTCGTATATCCTGCTCGGCTGCACGCCGGAAATGTGGATATCTGCTGCTCGGCCCTTGAGATGGTACGAATGGGGTTTGCCTCCGACAGCCGCGTTGTGATGCTCACATCGACAAGCTGAGTTGACTATTACTGGAAGATTGAAATACTCCCGGATCGCCGTCAGAACATCGACAAGCTGTGCATCGACGGTATCGAACCCGCACCCGCACTGACAGGCAAACTCACTTCGCTTGAAGTACTCGTTCATCCGCTTCCTCCTGCGCGATTTTAAGGCATCGCCGGTACGCCTTGGCCTCCGCCGCAGTATCTACTCCGGCAGGGATGATTACTCCTGCCGCGTCGCGGATCGGCACGCGCACAGCGCAATCAAGTAATTTCTGAATCTGTTCAATGGCGCTCATTCTTCATCTCCAGTAGGATGTTTTCAAGCCTGGTAAGACTGCCTTTGATCTCTCGAAACTGCTCATTCCCCATAGTAAACTGCAGGTCGGTACGTTCCTTAATTTCCTGCCGACGCTCGCCACAGCGTTCGTTGGTAACGAACTTGCCGCTTTTCAGGTCCTCGACATCTCGTTGGACCTTGCCGATCCACATGGCTCCCGCGAGGAGTGCGGTAATTATGGCCCACCAGTCTTTTACCCAGTCCATCACTTGTCTCCAGGTTCCTGAAACGTTTTCGGGGAGTTCTTGCCGACCCAGAAGTGCGGAGCGCCAAAGTCTCGAACGGCTTCGTAGTAATGAAGCGCTAGTCTACGCCTGATCGCTCTAGTTAGCCAGTTTGCTGACTCCGCTTCAACGATTCTAAGCATGTTGTTAAGGAACACTCGGTCGGCTTCTTCCCGGCTTGCTTCGGCTGCTTCGCCAGCCCAGTACATCCAGTCGTGAACATTGCACGCTTCCGCTATACTTACTCCGAAGAGTTTTTCCGGAACAAGATCCCCTTTCCACCCAGGTGTTCCGCACCCATTTACGATCTTCACTAGGATGGCTGCCGGCGTTATCCAGTATTCCTCAGGAGCATATAACTTGAGCATTTACCTCTCCTTCGTGGAAAACTTATTCGCGATGCTCGTAATGCTATCTCCGAACAAAACAGACGCAAGCGCCCCAGCAACATACATAAAATTATCAGAAACGGCAACCATCACTCCGAGCTTATAGCTGATCCCTGCCCACGTAAGAGCCATGATGCAGAGAACCGCGCTTGCGGTTATTCTATGAATATGTTGCATTACGCTACTCCTTGTTACACACCCAATTCAACTCTCCCTCCTCTGTCACTCCGTCTGAGTGAAGATGCGGGCAAATGTCGTGCCCGACGCTGCATGGGGAGTTCTCGCAATAGGTCTTCGACGTAAAAACTATCGCGCCGTCCGGCTGTCGATCTTGATTAAGCTCAATCTTTCTCATTCTTTCTCCGCCTTCGTCGCTTTTTCTCTGCAACCTCTGCTGCGAGGATTGCCTGGTACCTGGCGAGCGCCTCGCCGCTTAGGATTATTGACTCCTCGCCATCAGTTACGCGAAATCTATCCCCACTAAGCTTCTCAATCTTCATTCTTTCGCTGGGACTTCTGCTGCTGGTGCGAGAGCAGAATCACCAGAGAATGTATCCTGCTGATTCTCGACGTTTTCAACTGAGCCGGTACCGTTCGAACTTGACTGAGTAGAATCCTGCGTATACACAAGGTGCTCGATCTTCGCCTCAGTATCGAACGTCCCAGTAACGGAACTCTGATTATCCGCCGTCAGTTTATTCCCGATACCGCTCAACTGATTGTTATCCCCGGTAATGATGAACCCGCCATTGCTGTCGCCGTTGGTGGGAGCCAAACGCCATAGCCGAGCCACATCCACTCCGAGCGTGGCGTAAGGAAGGAAGGCATGAAGTACGTCGGAAGTCGTCTCAGGTTTGAAAAATGCTTGCTGCCCGAGGTTAGCTGAAAACCCCATTGCCAGACCAACCTGGCAGGCGGCATTATCATTACAAGCTGCCATACCTTCGGCGAAAGCCTTGAACCGATTGGTGTTGGCATCGGCAATCATCTGGTTCACTTCAGAATGATTTGAGGTCAGTCCATAACCCGCGCAACCGGAAAGCGACAAGCCAAGTAACGCAAGTACAATAAGTCTCTTCATTTTACCCCCTTGAAATTTGCTTCGTTTGGATATTCTTTCGCCATCCGTTCGTAATACGCTTTTGTCTGCAGGATATCCTGCAGCACATCGACATCGGTTTGTTTTAACCACTGCTGCAAGCAGACAGCGGCAACAATCAGTAACGTAACTACACACAATGTTGTTTTCATATTTTTAGTAATCCTGCCACATGTACCCATCTGCGGTGTCGTTCCACACCAAACGTTGTTTGTGTTTGCACTTTCGACATGTTCGATACGCTATGCATTTTTCAGTGACGATCCAGCCCATCTGATGGTCGCACCAGAAGTTATAAAACCTATCAAGGAGTTTTCTCAGTATCTTCTTCACGGAAACACCGCCCACGTTAAGTCTACGTCGGGAGGGTAAATCAGGCAGGTAGACGGCTCAACATACCACACCTGCATTGTATCAGAAAGAAACACACAAATATCGTGGTCGCCGATGCTGGCCCATCCGAAGGCGAAGCCTAGTCCGGAGAAATGCGCGGTAAGTCGAAGGGCGCGATTGTCGCAGTCTGATACCTCAGGCAGGTAGGGTTGTACCTGGAAATCCTCCATATGGTCGCGCACTTGAACGACCGTGGGGAGGGTATACGCTCTGTCCGGGAGCCTGACTTTCTGAGGGGGAATATTCGTCGTCTGGATGAGTAACGCTCTGATATTTTCTCTCGGCTCTTTCATAGTGCAAGTGTATACTAGATTTACATGTAAGTCAAGCGATAGCTTTTATCGGTTCGCCCACAACCATCGTCGTTCGTCCTCCTGGAACTTTCCAACCCGTACCTTCGATGTATGCCTGAAGGATATACCGGCCTGATTCGGGAAGATCGGTGATAAGAGTTGTGGTAAACGTCAGCTTCGTTCCATCCAGGGCGGCAGTCCATGCGCCGACCGCACCTGATGGTCGCTGGTAATGGATCTCTTTTTTCGTCGCTACGGCAAGGAGAGCGGTACTGTCCAGCGTATCAAGCCTGATCAATGCGCCTACTTGCCCCTTGTAGAACCCGCTCTCTTCGCTCATACTATGCGTCCGTCAGTGAAAGTTTAGAGGTGGTGGCGGTCACGATATATTGACCTTGTGCCCCATATGCCTCGGTTGTTACTTGATCCGAGCCGTGAAAAATCATAGTCCCGCCATTGTAGTTCCACTTGCCAACATACATGACACTGACGCCTGCCGGAACGTCGAAGGTCACGTTCGCGTTAAGCAATCGTTCTCCGGCAGACGCTGCGTCGTACACACACGTTTTCCGCGCATACGCGGGAGAGCCGCCGGTAAGCTCGTTACTCGTTCCCGCTGATCCCGGATCTCCTGAATGGAGGGAAAGTCTGTCAACCGTCAATGCGTCAAGCATCGTTGCTTTTGCTGCTGCTACAAATGCACCCATTTTTGTTACCTCGTTTTAGATGTTGTGTCCCATGTTCTGGCTATCCTAGAAGCCCCGTCCCATGTTCTGGTTATTATCGAAACTGCACCCCATGTCTCTATTCCAGTAAGCAGGAGATCTTCCGCGTTAACGCCTGTCGTTGCTATCGCCGCTACGCTGTGCAGTTCCGCTACGCCGGAAACAATCTTCGCCCCGATGGCTGTGTTGCTCGCTGCGGCTGCTATGTCAGCGGTATTTGCCCCGACCTTGCTCCCTGTGGAGGTGATTCCTCCTATGCTAAGTAATTCCGGCGGGCCTCGTGCGATCTTCACCCCCTCTGTGGCTATTCCAGCACTGGCTGCCAGTTCTGCAGATCCTTCTGGCGCAGCCGCGTGACCCTCGGCGGTGATCGCGGAAACAGCGGAGATGGTCGCTGCCCCATATCCAACCTTGGTTCCGGTCGCGGTGATTGACGAAACGGCGGTAATTACTACGGAGTCTGATCCGACCTTTGAGCCTGCGGTCGTAATACCGGAGACCGTCGTGAGAACTGCGTTATCGCTCGGAACGCCTGTTTGTCCTTCAGCGGTAATACCGGCCACTGCGGATATTTCCGCGTAACCAGAAACATATTTGGTTCCGATTGTCGTACAGCTTGCAATGGCGGAGAGGATAGCTTCTGTAGCCCTGGATTTACTCCCGACTGCAGTGATTGCCGAAACGGCGGTGAGTGCGGCTGAGTCTGATCCCGCCTTGGCCCCGACTGTAGTAACCAACGAAATGGCAGTAAGCGTTGCGCTATCTGCTCCGGCCTTCGATCCTACAGCCGTAATACTAGCAATTCCGGTCAGGAGCGTAGCTTCGGAAGGAATTGCTCCGCCTGTTACCTCATCTAAAATAACAGATTCACCATTGCTCCAGACAGGATCAACTCCAGAGGTCGGCGTGTACCAGAGGACCGGCTCGCCGTTACTCCATGTTGCTGTCTTATTAACTGCCATCAGCTAATCACAGGAGTAGGCCAGACATAAACTTCATTGCCTGACTCGTATTTGAGCAGTTCCATCTTCAGGTCAACCCATCCTGCGACGGCTGAAGTGAACGTTACATCCATTATTTGGGTCCAGTCAGTGTCTGAACTCCTTGTCGTTATCGCGCTGTTATCAGTCACTACGGCTGGAACTCCTCCTGTAGTAAGGTACTCGCAGGTCAGTAACATATCTCCAGTTGCAAGCGTCGCATAAGTGGATTGCAACTTATATGTTATCGTGTGTGTCCCCGCCGCCAGCCAGACCCGCTGTTTGTCAAATATTATTAGTCGGTTTACTGTGCTGCAAAGCGTTTGAGTATATACCTCAAGGCAAAGCCCGTTGCCTCCATCAGGATCGACTGACGGCGCGTCACCAGTGCCATCGCATAGCGTTGAAACAATGTCCCCAAAGCAGTCGTATATTCGATTCGCTCCCGCTACTCGGTCAAGATTTTCGCAACAGAGCCTTCCTTGATAGTAAGCGGTGTTCCTTGAGTTAAATATTAACGATCCCGTTGACGCATTGCGCAGCGTATTCGTTCCGTAAAACGGAAACCGAAAATGGGTCGTACACCCTGATATAGTACCAGAGATGGTGTTGTTGCTACTACTGCCGAGGCCGTAGCTGCACCCTGATATAGTACCAGAGATGGTGTTGTTGTTGCTACTATTGAGGCCGTAGCTGCACCCTGATATAGTACCAGAGATGGTGTTGTTGTTGCAGCCATTGAGGCCGTAGCTGCACCCTGATATAGTACCAGAGATGGTGTTGTTGTTGCTATTATTGCCGAGGCCGTAGCTGCACCCTGATATAGTACCAGAGATGGTGTTGTTGTTGCTATTATTGAGGCCGTAACCGTAAAACGTAGTTCCGCTCCCTCCGGTATTTTTTATCTCGCATTGAAATACGCTACCTACTGCCGTCGTTATCGCAGCCTGCCCGCCCGCTACGCCCGCCGACCGTATCGACACGTTCCTACTGGATAAATATATCCGCGCGCCAGGATATTGAACTGAGTCAACATTTGCTGACAAAGTAATTGTTCCTGCCGCAATGGTGGAAAGCGTTACTCTCTGCTGGTCGTAGTCGGCTGGACCGACGTCAACAAGGACTACTGCGTTGTGGCCCGTAGTCGTCACCCACTTCGTGTCACTCGTTACGTCATCCAGCACGTTCATTACCGCGGTACTGGTATTGGTGTGCCCAGTGTAAACCTCGATGGTCCCTGTCCCGTCGGTGGTCAGATCAACGACTGCCCCGCCTGAAACCTCCGCCACTTGGAACGTATTCGCGGCGGTGTTCACTACGTAATAAATACAGTCGGCAACGAGAGGAGCGGGCAACGTACCGCTCGACTGGATCATTATCGCGGTAGTGTTCGCCAGCCCATGCGCGGTAGCATTGAGCGTGTCGGCGGAAGCAGACCCGGTCACTACGGTTTTCGCCCCATATGTTCTGACATACGAATTTGTCGGTTGTTCACAATAGACCGCTATATCCAGGTATGTCGCATTTATTTGCGATGTCCCCTGCAGGTCGATCACTGCTTTGTCGGCAAACGGCAGTGTGCCGGTATTCCCCCACACGCCATCTGAGTTTGCAAGCATTCGCCCTTTCAGTGTTCCGGACGTACCGACAATATGGTACCCAGTCCGTGTTTTTAAATACCCCGAGGTCCCGGTCGTGAAATAGAGCATTGCCGGGGTTGTGGCGTGCCCTGAGATGGTAACGGTCTGCAGTCCGGTGAACGCCGACTGGTCCACATCCATCAAAACCGAGTGCGCGGCGGCAATGGTTACAGCGTCGTTATCGACAGGGACAACTCCACCAACCCATGTTGCAGCTGCCGACCAAGCACCCGATTGATTACTGGTTATTGTCGCCATGTTACATGCTCATTAATGTTTCTATAGGAGTTGCTGATACGAAATCACGAAACGCTGTGAATGTGTTCTCCGAGATTCTGCCCGCGCCAAACGCGCTTTCTCGGTAAAGAGCGAAGTATTTAGAGGCCGTCGCGGCGTCTTCTGGAGGGAGTACGCTACTGAAATGGCCGATAAACTCCTCGAAAGCGCACATTGGGTTATGTTTGATGTACGCGCACCCGTGGAGCTTTACGCTGCTCTGGACTTCGCGCATAGAGGCCTCTATCCTATCATCGACAGGCTCGCGCACAGGTTCGGCAGGGACGATCCCAGTAAGGAAAGAACTGATAGCTCCCTGCAAATCGTCTACTGCTGGGATGGTGTCGCTTATTTCGACCCCATCAGACTCCCGGATTACTGTAAACCGGCACTCATCGCCGGTTTTGCGGGGAACTACCTTATGCGAGATGTACTTGTAGCCGGGGATTTCAATCATAAGTACCTGATATTAGAAGTTTATTTGAATATTTATGCTCTGTTGCTGGGATGCTTCTCCTTCCTTCCCCTCCTTCGGGCTCAGATTTCCCCAAGTCACAGCCTGCTTGATCCCATCGAGTCTGGTGCTGGCTGGTGTAGCAGGAGAGTAAACGAGCTGGTCCAGCACTTCAAGGTAGCTCTCCGCTTGGACGCGGGCCTTGTGCTTGAAACTCAGCCCGTTTTCTCTCACTTCTCGCATGGTGAGGGCAAGGTCCCGGCGGAAGGATGGGGTTCTCATTAGAGAACGGTAATCGTCCTCAGTGAGGTTGTACCGCTCTAGGATAGGCTCGGTGTCTTCGATCGCCAGGGCGAGGTCGAGGACGAGCCTCGGGTCCCAAGGGTTGACGTTTGGCGCGCCGGGTGCCGGCAGCCATGTCTTGTCTACCTTTTTGAACTTCTCGGGAACTGAGATGGGCAGAGCCTCATCCTGGTTCTCGTTGAACTCCAGGCCGGTGAAGAAATCCTCGTTGAGTAGTGTCAGTGTCTCCATGATGGAAGTGTAACGCATTGTTACTTTGTTGTCAAGTTTTTAGATTTTTGAGATAAGGCATCGAAATTATTGAGGAAGTAGGCACTTAGTAACTGGCCTGACATAAATTTGGTAAAATTTTGGTTTGGGGTGTTGGGCAGCATGATAAAGGGCCGGCCCCCTCCCGC